GGAAAGGGCGACCACGTAACAAGCGTTACACTTAATCAGGCAGCAGATGAGCTTGAAGTTACCGCTATGGGCGATACAGCTCACAAGTTTGTAAAAGGCTTGGAATCTGGAACGCTAACTGTTTCATTCTTGAATGACACAGCAGCAGCAAACGTAATGGCAACCCTTCGCGCAGCTTTTGGAACAACTGTTGCAGTTAAAATGCTTCAGGAAAAGCTAACTGCTGTCGGTGCAACCAATCCGCTTTACACCTTTGATATTTTGGTCAATAACCTGACCCCAATCAATGGTGGCGTTGGCGATATTGGAACACAGGACATTACCTTTACGCTAAACTCTGTTGTAACGATAGCCGACACCGGCACGTTCTAATTTAACAAAGGGGCAACATGGCTAAACTAATAATCACAAGGGCTGATGGAACAAAGAGTACACACTCAATAACTCCATCTGTGGAATATGCTTTTGAGCAGCAATTCCGTAAAGGCTTTCATAAAGCTTTTCGCGAAGATGAAAAGCAAGAGCATATTTATTGGTTAGCGTGGGAATGTCTACGCCGCGCAGATGCGCCTGAAGTCAAACCTTTTGGCTCAGCGTTTCTAGATACCCTAGCTGCGGTAGATGTGGTGGCAGACGATTCCCCAAATGGCTAACGCGTGATTCTTTTACGTACAGAATAGCCCAACTTTCTGTACATACAGGAATTGCGCCTAGCGAGTTTATTAACATGGATACAGATTTGCTTAAGGCTTTTTATGAAGTCTTAAAGGCACAGGCGAGAGAGCGAGATAATGCCGGTCGTAGTAGAAGGCGTACCTGAGCTTAAAAGGGCTCTGAAGAAGTTTGCGCCTGATCTACTGAAGGAAATGAACGCTGAGATAAAAATTGCTCTCAAAGAAGTAACGACAGTTGCCAAGGGTAAAGTGCCTAATCAAGCTCCAGGCGGTTTGTACAACTGGCAGGATAAAGGCGTAATATCTAAAAGCCGTACAGGCAGAGCCACAGCATTTCCTAAGTTTAACGCCAATGTAATTCGTAGAGGCTTGACATATTCTCCAGGTAGAAGTAAAAGAAATCGTAGTGGCTTTTCTAGCCTTTATTCTTTACTTAACAAATCTGCAAGCGGTGCGATAGCTGAAACCGCAGGCAGAGCTAATCCTAGTGGCAGTAGCCGTAGTGAAAGCAACAACCCCGATGCCGGTGCAAGATTCATAGGTGGAATGAACGGCATAGGCGCTATGAAGTCATTGGATAATAGACAGAAATCAACAGGCCGTATTCTTTTTGCAGCTTATGCTGAGAACAATGGTAAAGCCCTAGATGCTACCTTTAAGGCTATTGACAAAGCTGCAAGATTATTAAAGGAACGCTCAACTGTTAGGAAGGCCGCTTAATGTCTAACATTCGCATTGATATAGCCTCAGAATTTAAGGATAAAGGTTTCAAGCAAGCCGATAAAGCAACAACTGGATTAGATAAAAAACTCTCTATCTTAGGTAAAACCTTAGTTGGCGTTTTATCTGTAAGAGCAATAACCCAGTTTGGTAAGGCAGCAGTTACAGCCTTTAGTGAAGATGAGCAAGCGGCTGTACGTTTATCACAGAGCCTAAAGAATCTAGGCTTGGCATTTGAGGATACCCGTGTAACTCAGTTCATATCTGATTTAGAGGCTGCTAGCGGTGTGCTTGATGATTCCCTTCGCCCTGCGATGCAATCCCTATTGATGACCACAGGATCAGTAGCAAAGTCGCAAGAATTGCTGGCATTGGCACTAGATATGTCAAGAGCAAGCGGTATTGATGTTGCTACTGTTGCTAAGGATTTGTCTAAGGCTTATGTTGGACAGGCAAGAAGTTTATCTAAATACAACACCGGATTGTCGCAAGTAGAACTTCGCACTAAGAGTTTTGGCGAATTACAAGAGTTTCTTAATGACCAATTTGCAGGTCAGAATACCGCTTACCTAGAAACCTACGCAGGCAAGGTAAGCATGCTGAATGTTGCTTATGCCAACATGCAGGAAACCATTGGCGAAGGCTTAGTAGATGCGTTTGAGATTCTTTCAGGTGATCAAGGCATTGGTGCAGGCACTAAAGCCATGGACAGGTTTGCTGAAAGTATTGCAAACACCACAAGAGGCATAGCTACGCTGATTGCTAATTTTAAGGATGTGCGAGCCTATGGCAGCACAGTTGTAGATTTTGTTAAAGAATTAGCAGCTGAGAAAAGCCTATTTGGCGCAATAGCAGCACTAGGCGAAAAGAATAAGCCTTTGTTTTTCCCTGCTGGCGGTTTAGGTGCTAAGGCTGAAGAAGCTGCACGTAAAAAGGCTGAGGCTGAAGCTGCTAGACGTCAAAAGGAATTATTGGCTTTGACCAAGAAGCAAGTTAAAGCACAACAGGAATTGAACAAAAAGAAGAAAGAAGAAGGCATACTTGGCGAACTTGCTAAGCGATTTGAGTTAGATCGTATTCAGATTGCTGCTGCACTTGGCGGTCAAATCAATGATGTAGAGCGCCTAAGACTAGAGCTAATGCAGGCCATTCTTGATGAGGATGTCAAGCGAGCCATTATTCTAGAAGGCCAGTTAATCAAGGCTGAGGCTGCTGCTGCTGAATTGGCAACATTGCTTGATAGCCTAGATGAAATGGTTGGAGATCCATTTGCCGATTGGCCTGGCACAATCACACGCATTAAAGAATTGCTTAAGACCCTAAACATTAAGATTCCTATTGAAACGCTATTTGCTGAAAAAGGTCTAAGACTAGACCAAGAAAAGATGACAGTTACCAAGCTAGAGCGTATGGATGTCAACGCCAATAACGTTTACATCAATGGCGGCGTATTGGGCGGCGGCGGCGGCGGTGGTGGTGGCGGCGGTGGTGGTGGTGGCGGCAGCCTATTAACTCTAACCGATGAAGTTGTAAAAGAGTTTTTAGCTGGTAATCCTTTAGTAATTGCTGCTGTTGAAGCAAATGCTTTAGCAGGCGCAGCATTAGCTGAAGCCGAATTGCTTTTGGCTGAACAATTACTTACTGAATCTGGTGGCGATACGAACATAACTGTGATTGTTGAAGGCAACGTAACATCGGCTGAAGATTTGGCTGAGGTCATTACAGACATTCAATATGATTATCAGCGATCAGGTAAAAGTACCCTATTTAGTAGCATAGCAATCTAATGCCAGCACCTACGCTTCGTGTCTTTGTTGACTTTGATAGTGATACTGCTTTTGAAATTAACCCATTAATCTTAGGTAGCGCAACTGAAGGCATACTAGGCACAAATACCCTTGGCTCAGGCACGTTGCCTGTTGAAATTACAAGCCTTGTTAGCAAGGTATCAATTAGGCGTGGGCGCAATCGCATAACATCCAAGTTTGAAGCTGGCACAGCCAATGTAACTTTGTATGATCAAAATGGTGATTGGAATCCCACCAACCCAGCAGGGGCATATTATCCAAATCTTGTTCCGCTTAGACAGATAATTATTTATGCCACGTATGCCAACAATAATTATTTTCTATTTTCAGGCTTTATCACTAACTATGACACAGGCTTTAGACAAGGCAACGATGAACTTAGCACAGTAACGCTTAAGTGCGTAGATGGCTTTAAGTTGCTTGCAGGCTCAGCCATTGACACAGTATCAGGTTCAGGAGTTCAACTCTCAGGGGCTCGCGTAAATGCCATCTTAGATGAGATAGAATGGCCTATAAGCCTACGAAATGTAGATGCAGGTGATTCTACCCTACAAGCCGACCCAGGCACGGCCAGAACGGCCTTAGAAGCCTTATTTACAGTAGAGCAGAGCGAGTTTGGCGGCATCTTTGTTGATGCCAATGGCAAGGTGGATTTTGTCAGCCGTGATAACTTGATTGCCACCCCGGCATTCCCGGTCTATGAGTTTAGCGACCAAGGCACAGACATCTCATACACCAATGCAGTAGTTGCCCTGGATGATACAACCCTGATAAATGACGTAACTATTACACGCCTTGGTGGCACAGCTCAGAATGCCTTTGACCAAGATTCAATTGATAAGTTCTTTCTCCATTCAGGCACACGCTCAGGCATATTGGTGCAAACCGATGCTGAAGCCCTAGACCAAGCCGAGGGCATACTTGCCACACGCAAAGACCCCGAGATACGCATAGATAGCATTCAGTTGAACCTTTACGATGATGCCAACCCCAATAAGCCATTGGCAGGGGTAGACATAGAATTGCTTGATGGAGTAACAGTTACTAAGACCACCCCGGGATCAACTAGCGTGGTGCAATCAAGCCTAGTAAATGCTATCCATCACGATATTACCAAGTCATCTTGGATGACTACCCTATACACCACCGAACCACTATTAGCAGGCTTTGTCCTAGATTCCGATGTATCGGGTATACTAGGTGAAGACGTGCTGAGCTACTAAGGAGAACACATGGCAGGCGCAGGATATAAGCTCTTTAACACAGGCGATGTGTTATCTTC